CCGCCGTATAGCCGCCATTTAGTAACTGCGCAAAAGCAGTAGCCAGGGTCTCGGTAGTGTCGCCGATAAGATTCAAATGCTCGATCGTGGTGTCAAAGGATGACGACAAACCGTACGTTCCGAGAATGATCTGGGTAATCAGATTCGGATCGGGCGACCCCGAAAACGTGATCGTCGCAGAGGCGTATTGCTGCCCTGCACACAGCAACTCATAAAACCACAGCGCGCCCACATAGTAATTGACCCTAGCCTGGAAGCCCAGCGAATAAATCATCCACGCCGTGCGCTCAGGCGCTAGTGCCAGGGAATGCTCGGTATCCCAGTCCGTGGCTAAAGTAAGTTTGGTCTCGGTTGTTTCAATCGGCAGCGTTGTCGTTACGATGGCGATCTCGAAAAAATCGAAATAGAAGTCCGTTCCAGACGCCCCATCATGAGTCACAGTAACGGTATGCGATCCTGACCCGAGTTGCCCCAGCAGACTGCGGATCAGAACATCCTCGCCTGGAATATTTAGATTAAGGCTAGCCGCGCTCTGCGCATCCACAACAATTGAAATCACGGTGCCCGTGGCCAAAAGTCGGGTGCCCAGATAGAGCGAGTGATCTTGGGACGACGTGTAAGTGCAACTTACACTGGATGAGGGAACGCTCGTGGAATGAATCGTACCGCCGGAGAAGTTACCACCCGCGCTGGCCCATGTCCCCGTATATTGCACCTGGCTCGAATCATCTTCGATGCGCTGGCTCCCTGGTCCGGCGATCGAGTAACCCCGTCCACTGCCAGTCACGGTCCAATTCGTCACCGTCACTTGAAATTCACTGCGAACGAAAGCGCCCGCCTGCAGGTCCGCTGCGTAAGTCCATCGCAATTTCCGAATCGCCGTCGCCGGAACTGCCACCGGCGTAGTATCGGTACTCCCAACCACGGTCCCCATCAACGAAGCGAAGGGCAGAGTAACTTGCCACTGGGATGGCGATATCCCACCAGAGAATTGTTTCGAAACAGCATCCCATTGTTCTGTCTGACTACCTGAAACATAACTATATGCACCGATCAGATTACCATTGGCGCCGGTAGTGCTGAGATTTGCCGCCGGCAGGCCGGTTCCAAGATAGGTAATCGTAATCGTAGTGCCTGTGCCCGGCCACGTAGCGGACATTGTCGCCGAAAAGGCATTGATCCCTTGATAAATATTGTCGATGGCCGTTTCCAGCGTGTCGCCGGCATTCATCAGGTAGGGATAATGCTCGGAAAGAAACGCAAGCCCGACATAATCTCCCGCCGTCACACTCCCACTCAGCGTGAACTCGACGGTAGCCGGCGTATAACTGCCCGCCGCCGCTGTGCTGTAACTGGTTAGGGGAACCTCATACACCTGTTCCACGCCAGATGTTGTAGCCCATACTCGCAGGAACGGCCAGTCCACCGTGGGAAAAAGACTGGAATCCAGGGGAATACAATTTTGCCGCGTCTCCTGATAACTCAATGTAAGCCCGCTGAGATCGCCGTCTGGCAAATATCGAAAAGCGGGATGTTCAAACACGTTGTCCCGATTCCACTCAATTACTGCCCAGTCGAATTGCTGCCGCCACGTGCCCGACACCGTAAAGCCTGCGGCACTGGTTCCGCTTAGCGCAGCTAGGGCCGACGGTTCGTAAAAATAACACTGCAAATCCCGGTCGGGTTGCAGCTTTTGCAAAGTGTCCGGCATCCTGCGTCTCTCTAAAGCCGAATCGTCACCGTCAAATTACTGCCTGGCGCCGTATTTGATGTCGTCACCACGGAGGTAACGTTCAGACCGACAGTCGCCTGGGCCGTCAGCGGCCCAAGAGCGAAGCCATCCACGATGTTCGAAGCCGTAGCGCCCGTGGGGATGGTAAGTTCGCAATAGACCTGTCCATTCTGCGTAACTTGCATAGTTATGGGCGCCCCCGAAGGCGCGTCTTGCACCACCGCAGACACATCTCGAACTGAGCTGGTTGTATCCACTACCAATGCAGGAGCCGCGTTAGTCTGAATAGCCAACGGTCCTTCCACTTGAATTGTTAATTGCCCGCCCAAGAGACTTCGCAGACCCAGGTCCGTGGTGTTCGTGAATGATTCCGCGGCCACGCTGCTGTTGCCTCGCGAGTTGGTCATAAACAGCTCCCCAGCCGCGATGCGAACGTCGGGAATCGTTATCGGAAACGCATAGCTGCCGCTCGCCGGGCTCCCGAAGAAGTCTTGTGCAAATGGGAGGATGAAAATCTTTTCCTCCAGAAGGTATACGCCTGTTTCAGCCGCATGAGCAGCCGCGGAAGTACCGTGTGAACCCCGCATAACAAGAACCGTTGTGCCGCTGGTTAAGTCTTGCTGTACTACCATAACCTCCGCGTCGATCTGCACTAGATCCCCGCTGGCCGCAGACACCGCCGTGGCCACCGTAAATGAAAGGTCGCTGCTGCCCATTGCCGCACTCAGCAGGAGGGAGGAAGGCCCTTGCAACTCATCCCAATAAGCCAGCCTCGGAGTCCCCGCGCTGATGGATCGTGTATTGGTCAGATCGCTGAACGCTATCCCCAGGACCTCGATGCTACCCGTCCCGATCGGGTAGAGGCTGAACACCGGTTGACCCGGAACGTCGGTGTCCAGCGCTTGCCCGGCTGCGCCTAAGATTGTCCACCGGGTGAGGGGCGACAACTCGTAGGCGCACTCCTCGTCCATGACGTTCGCAGCCCGGCCGGAAACATGAATCGTGAGTCCTTCTCGATTGGGTATCGCAAAGGAAACCGGCGACGCGGTGCTCGAAACGCCAAATTGCCAGGTCGACTCGGCGATTAGAAATGAACTGGTCGCATCCGGCTCTACGCTCCAGGGGATCGTGATCGTAAGCGTACTGGCGGTATTGGAAGCAATGGTCTGTTCCTGCCCCGCTCCAGTACCGCTGCTGATTCTTACCGTGGCGCCGTTGTACAGGTTCGGCGGCATGTTCAGCGTGGTGTTACCAACAGTCGTGGCCGAGGTTATGTTAACTGTCTCGGGAGGTTGCAGCTCAATGCGCCAATAGAAATTCGCGTGATCGTAGTTGTAATCTGGCGGGCCCTGTAAAGCCGCGCTGAGTCCCGAATCGACAAACTGATTTGCGATCCCAGTATTGCTCGCGATCCGCAATATTTGTGTCGGATTCGGGCCGCGATAAACGTTAAACGAACTCGCGGATGACGAGAAGCTGAGGCTCACCAGCGTAACCTCATTCGTGTTTGTTCCGGCTGGAACATTCGCCATGGCAACGAATGACAAGCCGCCCTCAGCCCCGTTCGCATCCACGGCGCTGATTGCGTAATACAACGCCTGCGGCCCTGCCAGCGTTCCGCCGCTATCACTCACTTGAGCGTTCAGACCCATCAGCGGTATGCCGGCGGCGCTTGTCTCTGGCTTAGCCGGTACCGAGAAAGATGCTGACAGATTCTCCACTACGCTGCCATCCGTGTTCGTGACAGAACTTTCTGAGATTCCAAACTGCTCTACCCCGCTGCTATCCAAAACGCTGCCTACCAGCGGCCTCGGCAATCCAAGTTCGAAATCGCCCTGCCGCCCTAAAAACGCCGCATCGGAGTTGACGGCTGTGTACCACGCATCGTCCTCTATCTGGGCGTTAATCACAGCCGTGAGATAGTTTACGCCCGGAGATAGCTTCACAATGCGGAACGGCTGCCGGCTGAATCCCTCCCGTGCATAGGTCACCGTGATGATGTCGCCCGGCTTTAGGCCCACCCCTTTGACGCTGGTCTCAAACTCGACGTAGGTGTTGCCATACACGGACTTATATAGCTGGAGCGCTACTGCCCGATTCGCCTGATCGAAGTTCGGTAAACCCAGCGCCGTTAGCGTACTCGTAACGTCCTGTCCGGTTAACACTAAGTCATCGATGTCCACTAACGAAAGGCTATCTTGCTGGTAATCGTTAAACTCGTCCTGAAACTCAACCGTATAATGGTTCGGAGTAGAAGCCGTGCTCGACGAAGATACCGTGAGTGATGAAGCGCCGCTCCCGTTTCGCAAAATCCCGGAGAAGGTGGTGTCTCCAAATTCGTACGCGGGCCATCCGCCATTCAGCATTTCCGTGCTATTGCTTCCAGGCGGCATGGTCGGCTGTTGGTTTGCTAAAGTATCCTCCCCGTTTAATTGAATCAGGCCGTTCAAATCGAAACCGAGGTACAACGCCGAACCGTTGCGAATGCCGCGAACCACATCGCCCGCGCTGCGTCGCCCGGTCATCAGCAGGTTGCATTGATATCGGGGAATGGTCGTGCTATTCCCGTTGACATCCACGGTAGGCACCAGAGCGTCGCATCTTTGAGCCACAGCCGAGAAACTCGCAAGGTCAAAGAGCGCCAGGTCCCAACCGCTCCGCAGCAGCGCGTCCAGCATCACCCACGCTGGATTGTTGGTGAAAACGCTATCTTGGTAGGTGCCGCTTGAATTAAATCGCGCAAGTTGCAAACCTTGTATCAACACGTCGATCTCCGGTAGTGAAGTTCCATTGGAAATCCAATTCGGCACCACCACTGACAGGAACGCCATGCTTCCATAAGGATCGCCTAGCGGCACTCCCGAAGAATTGCTGAAGTCGGGATTAAAGCTGCCATCCCTGGTCCCGTAACTGATGACGTTGTACCAACCAGTCGCTGTCATGTTGGTTCCAGTCATACCAACCGGAATTTCTGTGTTGTTCACTACCACCGTGAGGACGCTGGTTAGTTGCCCCATTCCGAGAAGGACCTCAAAATGCGTGAGATTCCCATCGTTTCGCGCTAATACAATTGGAGGCTGATACCATCCAGTTCCATAAAGCAGGGGAACGAAATCGTTATACAGGGCTTGATTCGGCAATGGCGTCGATATTTGCGAAACCTTCGATCCATAACTGCGAACAATAATGGACGCAGGAACAAATTCAATTCCGCCGAATCGGCTCGTTCGGTTGTTCTGATTGTCTGTATCGAACATCCCCCGCTGTTGACATTGTGCGCGCGAATAATCGCAGGATGTATACGGCGCGCTTCCATTCATATTCCCCACGCCCCCCGCTTGATCCGCCGAGTAACCGCATCGATAGAACGGCGAGAAGGCTCCGGCCGTCCCTCCGTTGACCGCTTCTAGCCGCTGCGCTGCCGTGCTGGGGAAATTCCATGGGCACCGTTTTTGAATCCGAACTTCGGGCAAATAGACGCGTTGTAAGTTCAGCCGGTTCGTAAAGCTAAGGCGTAACGTCGATTCAGTGGATTGATCCGGCGGGTTCGCGATTCCGCGAAACACCACCTGGCTGTCCGAGGCCACCACTTGGTTCTTCAAGTCATAAAACAAAAAAGTGACTACTAGCAGCGACCCCTTCCACCCGATGTTCCGTTCGATCGAAGATAGAAACGCGTCCGCATTGGCGAGAGTGATGGACACCGTAGACGAGCCGTCCGTGGCGCTCTCCGGGCTCGAGTTCAGATCGAACAGATTGTGCTTCAACACTCTGCTCAGGTACTGCGTACCGTTGGCGTTAACGTTGTGAGTGCTCCAGCTTTGCACATCGCCCGTCGGCAGCGTGCAATCGAATAGAAAAAGCGGTGTTCCGGGAACCTCCAGCTCTTTCAGAATGTTGATGGGTGTCATTTTGCGATGCGCATCAATTCAGATTACTGATTAGGCCGGTGTGGACGGAGTTTTGGTTCGGCGCGTCTGCCGTAAAGGTAAGTAGGTCCGATGAGAATCGCGTGCTCGCATATACGCCGCCCAGATCGGTCGTTTTCTTATAGGGTCCCGCTTCGGCCTGTGCTTCCACCTGAGCGCCAAATACCTCAACCTGCGCCCCCGCCGGTATTTGCACACCGAAGCTAATTCCCTCCTGCTGAGCGGAAAGGGTCTTCGATGTCAGCACTCGCGTCCAATTGGAACCAGTCACTACTGACGTTAATGACGTCTGTCCGGTCGCCGCCACGGCCAAACTGATTGTAGCTGGCACATTGCTCCTGACATACACGCTGTAGCAGTACAGGAACCAACTTGGTCCGCTGGTGTTCTGAACAATTTCCTGCATCGTTTGCGCAGTATTGGTAAGTTGCATGGCGGCGCTCCCGCCAAACGGATCCTGCACTCCCGCCATTACCTGCAAGAGCGCGTCGGGCGTCCACACTGCCTGTGTCCAGTCCTCGCTCCACATCAGCAAATTGGCGGTAGGATCCAGGAAAGTAAACGTGCTGAGTTGGCCCTCGGAGGCTTCGAATAAACTTTCAATGGCGGATCGCTCGCCGTCGGTGAGACTGGAATACTGAAGTAGCCATTGCACCTTTTCGTAACCCGAATCGGCCAATCGAATGCTGAAACCGCTGGGAAGTTGATTGACGACGCTGCGCAAGTTAGTGCTGCGCGTCACCGGGAACTGCGAGATGGCTCCCGTAGTGAGCTGCGGATAATAAAGCATCTCAGCTTCCATTCTCCAGCACGGTAAGTGAAGTCTGTCCGTCCCATTCCCCGGATAACACGGCGTTCATTACGCCGTTCGCTAAACTGCAGCTTGGATAACTCGTTCCATCCCAGGGATCGGTGAACGTAAAGTTCTCCGCTTGCCCCTCCATCGCGCGAAAGAATTCTTGTAACTCCTGCAGCTCAGCCTGATCCAACAAACTAACCTGGATCGCCCAGCGGTGAAGCCCCGCCTGATAAGTGCGGAATCGCTGCTCGGAACCGTCGACAAATTGCAGCGCTAGGGTCGAGAACTGAACGCCCCTTTGCGCTGGGTACTGCGTCACCGCGCCAGTCTTGAGGGTTGGAAACATGCTCATGTTTTACAGCTCGTTAAGCGCATCGTTCAAAGAACTGGAGTTCAAAATCGCTTGTTTTACCGCCATCGCGATGTCGTCGCTGTGATCCAGGAAGGATTGGCTGTCTATCGCATTCACTTGGATCGTAACTTGCGGCGACGACGCCGATTGCCCCCGCGGCTGGCCGGTCTGTCCGTAGCTCACCGGCACTACCTGACCGGGCGCGCTCGCCGTCAATCCTGCCTCGGATTGCACCGGCGATGGCAGCATAAACGGAGCAGGCGCAGCCACTGTCTGGCCGCCCCCCCCGAACAAACTCAAAAGTCCGCCTAGTATGGGCGACAGGCTGCTGAGTCCTCCGCCGAGAAAACTCGATGCGGCGCTCTCAAGCGTACTTCCGATGGATGAGCCGCTGCCCGTTTTCGACGTCGTGTTTTGCGTCACCGCTTGCGTATTGTCCTGCAGCGCGCTGATTTGCGATTGTTGGACTGATGTCAGGCTGCTGATTTGCGTCGTAAGCGACGTCAATTGGTCCGTCACGTCGGAACCACCGCCTTGAAGAACCTCGTTTGTGAACGAACTGCCCCCGCCGCTTCCGGCGCCCCCCGTTAAGGCCGCCAACTGGCCGAGTAAGTCGCTTCGCGACGTAGAACTGCTCGCTGGTAGTAGATCCTCCAACTTATTTGTGGCCATCAACGCCTTCCGCCCTCAATTCGTTGTCCAAAACAAAGAATGCGTGTACCAGGCGCGCCGGCAGTTCGTAGTAACTTCTAGCGCCAACCATTTTCCAGGCATAAAACTCCTCCAACAGAGTCATGCTCTCGGACGTTACATAAGACGTCGGACAAGTTGTCAGCGCGGTCCGGCCTCGTGCCCAAACAATCGAAGGGCTCGTGCCGTCCTCAGCGGCCAGCCATCCGCATCTCCGCTTTCTCTCCAGGCCGCTCCTTCTGCAAGCGTCGCAATTCCAGGCAGCCTTGTTTCCCAGTTGAAAATGGAATGCGACGATTAGTTTTTTATTTCGGATTCGCTCAAGCCGCACTGTTCCTTGATCGCGCTTACTACCTCGCGCGTCAGGTCTTCCGGTCCTCTTTCCAGTAATCGGGCAGCGCTGGCGGGCTCGCCGTCGATGATGAACCCGTCGATCCTCAGCAACCCCCACTCCAGATACATCGCATCGATCTCCTGCGCCAGGATGTTTGCTTCGATCTTCTCCTGCCTTCCGCTGCCCGCTTCCAGGAACTCCGCCTTCCGGCTGAGATCCCGAATTCGCCGGCTCAGTTCCATGCGCCTCCCGAACGACATGCGATGGATCGCAAATATTACTCCTGATACGGCCTTGGAATGTATCGAAACTACACTTTCATAGTTGGAGGCGCTCTTCTCCAACACTGGAGCGCTGCCTCCCCCCTCACTCGTCTCATTGGACTGCTTAAGCAAACGCGACATAAATTTCATCATTCACGCTTCCCTGCGCCCGGCAGCTTTGAAATTGCCACTGCAGTCGCGTATCGGAATCGTCGAAAGCCGGCACCTCCGGCACCACGCTTTGCATGAAGACCCCGAATAACTCGCCCTGCTGCTGGCCAAGTTGCAGCATCACACTGATAGGTGATCGTTGCCGCGCGGCTTGATAAAGTACGGCGGTCGCCGCGTCGTCCATTTCATAAAAACTGAAGTTAATCGATACCGTTCGCGCTCCTGGAGCAATCGCCAGAGGCAGTATGGTTCCGTATTCGTGCGCCCGCAAATCCAAATTGTTTGAGAACGTGATGTCGGCGTTTGTTAGAGTGAGAAATCGCGTTGGCGAACTCCCCAACCATACCTGGCCAAGATTTCCTGGAATGATCGAATAATTAATCGGCGCTACGGCCGGCTCAGCCGGATAAGCCGCCAATCCAAATTGCCCGCTTTGGAAACTAGCCGTATCCACTAGGTCTTGCGCCTCGCCGCTAAAATCAAATTCGTGAAAATCGCCGTTCACTTGAATCGACAATGTGTCCACCGCCACCCCGCCCAGCACGCGCTGCACCGCCGTCGAAGGACTCCAGTAGTCGTACAGCGTAAGGCTGGATAAACTCTCCGCCGGTTGATACATCGCCGTCGGTCCCGTTTGCGAATTCGCGCTCGGACTAACGGAGAACGGCGCGTTTACCTGAATCGTGTTGGAATCCACCACCACTGTCACAAAGCGAATTTCTCCACCGCTGGTCACGGCCCACCCGGGCGACAATCCATGCGGCGTTAGGAACGCCACCGTGAGAGAGCCGCTGGTACTCGCCACTGTCCCGCCTGCCGATTGTGCTGGCGATCCTCCCAGACATGCTTGAAATAGTGGCCCGTGCGGCGGCAGGGCGTTGGAATCGGCCCAATTCGCCATATAAGTCTTCAGAGCGAAACTCGTCTGTAGTCTCAGCCCGCTAGGATTTCCCGCAAACGTTCGAGAGCCCGTTTTGTCGGCGCGTCGCACCTTCTCGATCTGCTGTTTTGCCGTCAACTTCACCGCCGGAATTCGATTGTTCGCGCTAATCGCCGCCGCGGCCCCATAGCTCTGCTCCAGAGCCACGTAGAACCGGTTGTTGTTGGAAAGGATGTAAGACATATCGAATCTGACTGGCGCGCCCTAGTCCGCGCTGATCTGCAGCGCGAACGACACCTTCGCAATTTGCAGAAAGTTCTTTCCTCCATGCTTTACTCCGCCAAACGTGACCTCGTATTCCCCCGCAAAAAACATGCCATTACCCCAATCTCCACGGCTGTTATCTAACACCTGCGTGATAGCGTCCACGTACGCCTGTAAGTTGGTTTCTATCTGATCTAGCCGGTCCTGCGATACACGCGCCTCTACAACCATCTGGGCGTCGCCTGAGAATGTACGGAACTTCTCCCGTAGTTTATTAACAACCTTAGTGCAATAAACGTAGACCAGCGGATAATTGTTAGCTGTGCTCTGCTCCGATATGTCCGGCGTGACGTTCTGCGCGATAATCTGCTGCGGCGCGATGGCCGGCAATGTTATCCCCTCCTGCAGCACCAGCGCCTCTATGGCCGCCGGCAGGCCTCCATCCGCCGCCAGCATGCCCACTAGCTTTTGCGTGCTCCATCCCGCGATTTGCAGCACAACTTAGCCTCTCTCGATCACCCGTTCATCTACCACGTACCAGGTTGGCTTCTGCCCCGATGGCAATGCTGCTCCTGAATTCGGCCCCGACGTCATCGTCCAGCTGCTGCTCGTTGCCAGGGGACTTGGATTCTGTAGCGCCAGCGTGGCTGGCGAAGCTCCCACATACACGTTCCAACCCGTCACGCCCGCGGGCGGCTCGCTCACAGTCGCCACCAATTGTTGCCCCGCGGAAGTGCTCAATTGGACGCTTTCACTGGGAGCGCCTTCGCCACCCGCTCCGCTCACCCAGGTCGCCGCCACATAGAACATGCCCCCGCTCCCGGCCCCCACCGCTATCGAAAGGCTGGGAGCGCCGGCCTTCGGAACAGGATTGGCCACTAATCCAACTCCGATCTGGAAGTAAGTGAGCGCGCTCGCTTGCGCCAGTTGCTCATACTCGGTCCACTTACCCAGGTACCGGTTATTCAATTGATTGTTATAGGCGTCGCGATACACCAGGCTAAGAGTCTTGTGAATGTGCCATGGTCGTAGTGGATCGGTCACCACTACGTCCTTAAGGTCTCTGTCCTGTTGAGTGCCCCAAGCGTAATCGCGGTACGGCCGGCGCCGGATTAGAAACAATAGGATCTCATTAGCCAGATCCTCCTGCGCCATCGTAATCTTCGCCCCTATATCGATGCTCTCCGCGCTAGCCACGCTCAGGATGGCATTCTCGTACCGTTGCAGGTCCGCTGCATCGCTGATGGGACCGTCGCAAAATAGAGCCATCGTTGCGCTCCCTCTACCGTCTCTCCGTTCGTGACGAGCTCTTGATAGCTCGCAGGTCCGCGTCCGAAATCACGTTTACTTGAACCTTCTCCGCCATTAATCGCCGCTGCGCTTCCTCCAGCGCCGTTTTCCCGGCAGCCTGAAACGCTGCTGATTCCTCCGCCGTCGCCAGCCGCGCATGCCCTTCCAAAATAAGTCGCGCTGCATTCGCTCGCGAAACCTCGGACAATCGCCCAGCTCGCCCCCCATCCGGCGTTTCGTGGCTGACCATGATGACATCTGGCTCCACAATCTCTTGCTCAATCTTGCGCAACTTCTGAAAGAACACCCGTAGGTCCATCCCGCTTCCTTCCTGCCGCGGACAGACGCCTTATTACATCCGTCCGCGTCGCCATCCCCGGTCGCCGGCCCCGTTAGCTGTTGACCTGAACTCCAAAGGAGTTTTGCAGCACCGCCGTTCCGTAGAGCACATCTACCGTGAATTGCTGTCCCAGCGTGTTCGGCTGATAACTCATCACCACACGTATTCCAAAGTTACCCATTTCCGCGTATTCGGCGATTGCGCCGGTCCCTGGCAGTGGTTGGGGAAGTCTGCGAATCACCAGCCCAATAGCGTCTCTCGAGAACGCGAGATTGTGGGTGGTTACTGGACCGCTGCCGGTCTTCTGGACCAATTGCGAGCGGAACACGAAGAAGTCCTTGATCTTGCCCACTGCGCCATCCACCAGCGCCCGCAATCCCGCGTCGCCCGCCGAATAATATTCACTGAATCGCGGAATTTGCCGCATCGCGGAATAACTCACCGGGTCCACCACCAGGTACTTACTCGCCACCGCCGGCACTTTCGCCTGAAACAGCGCCGTCTCCGCTTGGTCCACGGTTGCTTCAGTTAGTGGCACGCCCGCCGTGCCCACCGCGATATTCGCGCTGAATTGCGAATACAAATTCAATATGTCCGATTCAATCCGTTCCGCGATTGCCACCACTGCCGGTTGCATGTACAGCTTCAGAAGGTCCGGCACCGCCAGCACCTTCGTCACATCCGGAATTTGAAAGGTCGCTTCGGCATGTGTGTTCAGCACTATCTGGGCGTTTCCCAGGTTCGGATTCTGCGGCTGAACCGTTCCTCCTTCCGCGATGTTGTTGGCCACTAGCGTGGGAGGAATCGGTACGTTCACCGTGTCTCCCGCATTGGCCAGCGTAGGTTCATAGTCTCGATTGACTAAGTTCCCCATCACCAGATTGCTTACCAGCGCTGGCAACGCGTCCACCGCAACCAGCTTCACGATCGCATTTGCTACATTTGCTGATGTAATTGTTCCCATTTAGTCTTCACCTCGTTCTCTTTTCTTCAAACCGCCCCGGGCGCCCGTTGCTGCAGCCGCTACCGGAATCCTATTCACATGCCTCGCAGTGCCTGACTCGCCACCCTCGCCACCTCTTGCCGGATTTTTTCCAGTTCTTCCTGGTTCATGCCCGGTCGAATCTTGTCCAGATCGAATCCGCCTGTGTTTGACGCCGCCTTGGAGCCCGTTCCCATTCCGGACCCTCCTGTAATCCTTGCTGGTAATAACTCCGGATTCTCGTGCACGAATTGCTTTAAGTAGTCCCGCAATGGCACCGCCCCCGGGCCATCTCGCGCTACCAACTGGCCGTCGCCGCCGCGTTCGATATCGTCTTTCACCGCGCGATAAGCCAGATCCACCTTCGCTACACCCAACCGCTGTAGCTCCGCTCGAATCGACGAGCTCCGCTCCGCCTCTTCCGCCATTTGCCGGCTGCGAACGTTTTCTTGCACCAAATCGTTCACCCGCTTCTCTAGATCCTCCCGCCGCTTTCGTTCGTCCAACAATTCCACTTTGTAAGCCGGCTCCGCCTTGGCCTGCTCCGCGTGCACAAACTCCTCAATCACGCCGCGGATCAGCGCCCGTAGCTCGTTTCCATCTGTTTTCGTCTCTTCCATGTGCCTCCCAGGACTTTTCCTTCGTCACCCCGCCGCTCAGGCTGGCTCTTCATCGATCTCGCGCCCGATCCGATCCTTCACTTCTTGCCGCACGTCGCATAGGAACTGAAACGCAAGTTTCTTGAACACTTGCTTCTTCAATGTCGGCGAGTCGATGCCCAGGCTCAGCAACCTTTGAGCGTCTTGTAACTCGGTTCCAAAATCGCCAATGTCGAATTCGTCCATTCCCGACACATCGATGCTCAAGCCGTCCTCTCGCGCCGCCTCAACCGCCCGTAATACTCGTTTCATGCAGTCTTTCACCGCATCCCCGTAAGCGCGCAGTACCTCTTGTGTAATCGCATAGTCGCGCTGCTTACTTACCCCGGATTGCGTTGCATTTCCAGATAGAGCCCCGCCCGCGTGACTCACATAGCACACCCGGTAAATCTCTTCTTGTAAGCGAGTAAGATTGTCGGCCGCGATCTGATACACATTCCCTTGCGGCTCTGTCCATCCGAACCGGTCTTGCGGCCCGAGCTGTATGTAATACGACTCTCCCATCACCTGATTCCAGTCGCGTTCCGAGTAAACCACCGGCATTGCGAACAATCCCATGGTTAGCGCCCATCCCAAGGCGTTCGACTTATTGAAATGTTCCAGTTGTAGCGATGCGGCTTTATTCAGTAGCCACAACCCATCCGACACTCGCAACTCTATCAGGGGCACCCGTGACAGCCTCGCTAGCCCGTGTCGTCCTTCTGCCACCTGTTCAATGCCTCGTTGGCCGGCCCCCTCTTCTACTTGCTCGTAAATGCGGTACTTCTCTTGGTCGTAATAAGCCCAACGCGTTTGTTTCCACCAGCCCGCGTCCTCCAGCTTGTCCTTGCGTAAGCTCTCGGTCCGCAATACCACCCATTGATATTGCCCGTGTTCGTCAAAATTCCAATTAATGAGTTCATCGGCGGCATAACTCACTAAGTATGCCCGCGACGCCCCTCGTTCGTCTTCTTCAGCCCGCGTGCTGACTGGTTGATTCAACCTTGGAAAATCGATAAGGACATAACTGTTTCCGCTGATCAGTGCTTCCACAAACTGTCGTCGGAAGAACTCCGAAAGGTTGGTGCCCTTGTGGTCGCAATCGTCGGCGAAAACCCCGAAAAACCTCTTGGACGCCTCATTGTCACCCTCGAAATTCAGTCGCGGTTCTTTCCGAAAAAGCGTCGCTGTGTACCAATCCACGATGGAGCCGACGTAATTCTCGTAAAAGCTCCGTCTGAGCCTCTCTAAAAACACGTCTCCGGGCTCTTTCTGACGTCGTACCAGATACTGATCGGCATTCGCGATAAACTGCGCGCCACCCGCATAGAGGTCGCGATACTGCCGCCACATTGCCCGCTTCGCGGCGTACTCGGGATGTTCGTGCGTAATCTCCGGCCCACGGTTGCCAAGGTTCATCCAGTTGCTCTTTCGTCGTCAGATCAGTCTCCGGCCCTGCTCGCCGAAGCTCACGCCGGTCCGGCTCTCCTGCCAGATCAAGTAACCCAGCGCATCCGATAGATGCGTCCTCTTGGAATCTTTCTCCTTGTCGATTATTCCGCTATCCTGCTTATAAGTAACTTCTTCTAAGTCAGCTACCAGACCCGCGCATCGTGGATGCACCAACAGCCGGACTTCCTCG